GAGCGTCTGACCTGTGCCGTTGTTGTAGACGTAATAATCCGTCTTGGCGGCAAGCGGAACGGAGTTGAGACGCATTTTCCACGAGGTGCTGGTGTTTCCCGTGACCGGGATCGGAGAGAAGTTTCCGCAGAAGCGCGGTAGAGGCGCCGTCCCGCTTGGTGTTGGCCCGGCATTGGTTCCACCAAGGTCGTAATCGACGGCTACAAGCTGCAATTGCCCGGCTGTCGGCGCCGCGCCGAATGCCGAACCCAACACCAGTTCAAAATCGCCGAACAGCGCCAGATTGGTTGTGTTGTCGATGGCAAGTTTGTCACCCGATACCGAGTAGTTCCCGCTGGTAACGGAGTTTCCAGCCGTGACCGTGAAAACGCTGCCGATGTTGTCGCGAAGAAGAGGCGTAGCCATGACTTAAGACGCCAGAGCCTTGTCGACGTCGCTGATTCCTGGCACATGTTCCACAACCAGATTTCCTGGAACAGAAGCGGTTCCGGTGCCGGTAGCGAAAAGCGCCTCCAACTTGTTTGCCAGGCGCGAGATTGTGGCCTTGACCTTTCCTGCGCCAAGCCATCCGGCATCGAGCAGCGCCCCGCCGGCGCCGGCAGGCACATTTTGTAGCGCATCCTGCAGATTGACGCGCGTCGAGTTCTTGCCGGTAAGCAGGCGTTCGGACGCCAACATGGCGCGCATGTTGTCGCGCTTGATCGCGCAAATCTCGCAGCGGTTCAGGTACAGGGTTGTGCTGTCCGGGGCGTCGGCAGGCGTGTAGTTCGACCACGTTACGGCGTCAATGATGTCGGCGCTTGACGTGCTTGACTTCCAGACCGTGAAAGTCGAGTCCGCCTGGTAATACTGAGCTATCGCGCCCGTTTGGCCAGTAGCGACAAGGTCGGTCAAGTTGGCATCGGCCAGAATCGCCGTTTTGAAGGCTTGCAGTTGTGCGGGTGTCATTGCTTTTCCTTATGCCGGGGTCAGTGCGAGGATGTCGGTTCCTGCGCCCTGGAAGTCGATCGTTTTCGATCCAGTGACGATGTTCAAAGCGCCGCCCGCATCAAGTTCGATGAATCCGAGCGCGCGCTTGTTGGCGTCGGTATCGTTGTAGATAATCCCGTAAGCGCCATTTGTGAAACCGCTGGCATTCTGCGGAATCACTGGGTCTGTTGCTCGCAAAGTAGGCACCTTCGGAGATGAGCCAATCTCCGTGAACGTCACCGACGCCAGTGTGATCGGCCCGGTATAGCCGCCCCCGGTGCTAACCTGGTTGGTTGCAAAGTTGGTTGTTCCGGTGCCGCCCCAATGAGGAATCGCTGTGTCTGTCGTCGGAACCGTTGCTGTCGTGACTATGCCAAGTTTGAGCACATCGGACGTGAGGTTGTGAACCTTCGTCCCGAGCTGCAGCAGCCCGGCCGAAAACCATTTGATTGTTCCAGTTGCCATGTCGATCCTTTACGATTGTTTCGCTTGTATATCGAACGCTCCGGCGTCGACGTAACTCTGCGCCACGTCTGCGGGCAGCGAACCGTAATCGCCGGCCTTCAGTCCATGCGCAGGGATATCGACGAGCGCGCGCCCGGTCATCTCGACAACTTCCTTTTTCATGCTGTTGTTGTTGCCTCCGAAAACGGGCGCTTTCGCGCCCGTCGTGGTTAAGTTGCGCTGTTCTGGTAATACTTGAGGCAACCGCCAACATCGGCGAGGTTGCCACCAGCGCGCACCCAGGCAAGAAAACCGATCTGGCCGAGTTTGACGTACGCCGAATCGTCGAACCGGAAAATTGTGGCGCCCATCTCTTCGCGAATCTTGTAAAACTTGAAGTCGCCAAAGAGAATGGACTTGGCGTTTGCCGCCATCACCGCAACATCCTGGTTGATCGTCACCGGATAGCCAAGCAGCGTATCCGCCATCGGCCCTGCAAGACCATCCCACCCCGGAATGAAGACGGGACGATTGGAACTGTCCTTGATCTTGCGTATCACTTTGAGCGAAGAATCGTTCATCATGAAACGGCAATTTCCCAGGTTGCGATAACCCGAGTCCACCGAATGCACCAAGTCGACAAGGTCGTCGAAGATGACCGAGACAGTTTGTCCGGTCAAACCAACTTTGCCGGATGCCGCCGCCGTTACTACGCCGTTCGGCTGGCTCGATCCTGTTCCCGTGGTAAAGTAGGTGTTCTGCACGCGGCCAAGACGAGTTGCCAGACGCATGCGGATGAATGCCTCCATATCCACAGCCGAGTCCTGCAGCAGTTCGAACGGCACCGCGACGATCTTGGAGCTGAACTTGTAGGTCGTCAGCGTGACCACACCGAAGCTGGGGTCGGCTCCGGAGGCTGTCGTGTTTTCTGCGATCAGTTCACCAGTTTCAGACGTTCCATCCGATGTCGGGAAGTTGATCGGGTTCGACCCGCTGGTGGCGATGACATCGGCAACGGAACGCACGCCACCATAAGCCTTGAGCGCATCGGCGACTTCTTTCGCAACCTCTGTCGGCACGGTGTAGCCACCTTGAGATTGCGTCGTCGTGCTCATGGTGTTGCGAACCACTCCCCACTCTTCTGCATTCAGCGCCCGGTCACCACCGCGCAGCCACTTCGAGTACAGTTCGACGGTTTCGCTCTTGGCTCCTTTGGACTTGCGTTCAAGGACGTTGGTGATGGCGTCGGCTTGTGCGGTCTCGGTCATCAGATCGAGCGCAGCTTGTACGCGCTTTGCCTCGTTGCCGACGACTTCGATTTCCGCCATCGTCTGATCGTACTTGTCCTGCAATTGCGGGGTCCACTTATCGCCAGGATGGTCGTCAAGCAGCTTGTGAACGGATTGTGCGAGGACGGTGCGACGCTCCCGCAGGTCTTGGATTGATTGCATGGTTTTTCCTTATGCGAAAAAAAACCGCCAATAGGCGGTAGGGTCAGCAGACGCGGGAGGCGTCAAGCCGCTTGCAACTCCGCCAGCCGTAGACGGCGACGAAGGTGTTCTGTTGGTTCAAGTTCTGGAGCATGGGAAGGCTCAGTAATGGTGTCTTTTGGTGCAGGATCCTCCGTATCCAACTTTGGGGCATTTCCCCATGCGGACAGATTCCACTTTCCTGAGACATTGACTGTTTTTGGAACAGACTCGGCGATGCTGTCGGCAAACCCGTATTGCACCGCCTCCATTGCGGAAAACCATGTTTCTTCGTCCATCCAGTCCTTGATTTGCTGTGCGCCCTGGCCTGTCGCTTCGACGTAAGCGGCAACCAAGATGCTGTCGACCTTTTCCAGCAAGGCCGCAGTTTCCATCAGGTCATCCGCATTGCCGCATGTGATGGTGTTCGCACGGTGAATCATCATCATGGCGCCAGGAGCGATAACCACGTCGTCAGCAGCGATGGCCACCCATGACGCAGCGCTCGCGGCAACCCCGTCGATATGCGCGATGATATTCGCCGGATGTTCGCGGATGCATTGCGCCATAGCCTGACCGGCAAAGACATCGCCGCCTGGAGAGTTGATGCGCAAATGCACGGTTTTTGCATTGAGCGCGGAAAGTTGCGTGACGAAGCTCAGCGCAGACACGCCGCCGAACAGGTCATCATCGACGATGACATCGTAGAGATAGATCGTGGCGACATCCTCAGCAGCATTCTCGACGCGGAAAATTCCTCGCCCGCGGTTGTCGGCGAGCAACTGGTTAAGCATTGTCTTCATGCGGGTACCGTATCCTGTGTGGGTTGCTGTACGTTGCTGGGAAGTACGTCACCGCCGTCAACAGGCGGCTGGTTTTCGAGCTTGCGCACTTCATTGACGGTGAGCCAGGCGGGTTCTCCGGCACGGCCAAGGGCAATTCGGTAGCCCTCATTGCGCGTTTTGAAATCGCCACGTTCGAGCCCTGCCGTGCAGAATTCAGCGAATTTTGCCGGACCACGAAAGCATTTCCGGTTGATTTCCTGTTCAAATTTGACCAAGTGGCGCGTTAGCGTGTATTTCACAAAGGCGATGCTCTGCTGCTCGATGCCTGTCCCGAAACTGGTTGTTTTTTCGGTCAGCCCGATCATGTGCGGAGGAACCCCGTAGAAACGCGCAATGTCGCTTGTCTGGTAGTGTCGAGTCTCGATGAGCTGCGCGTCCTCGGGCTTGAGAGACAGAGCTTTGACATCTCCCCCGCCGGTTAGGATGGCTGGAATGTGCGCATTGCCAACGCCGGCGTAACGAGCCATCCAGGACTCGCGAAACAGTTTTTGCTGCGCCTCATCCATACGGTTCGGCGTGGTAACAACGTAATCCGGCCTGGCTCCGTTTGAAAAAAAGCGGGCGGCATACTCGTCAGCGGCGAGCGACAAGCCCATGGATTGCTTGGCGGCAAAACGTAGCGGAGAGAGTCCCCGCAGGCCGTCGAACCCGAGTCCTGGAACGTGCAGAATGTCGTCCTGGTCGAACGATTCGACGTGTCCTGTCCATCGATCTTTGACAAGATACGCGAGCCTGTCCCCATTGCGCGCCGGCGTCACGTTGAGTGGATGGCAAAATTCAAACCCGGTAATTGTCGGTGACATCGGGGACGCCCGCAGGATACGCGCGAAAGCATCGCCATGCAGCAACAGCGACCAAGTCAGGAATTCCCAAAATACGGCAGCGGTACACCCCGGTGAAGGCTGGTCGTTGAGAAGCCACCAAAGGTCATTGGTGATCCGGTCGCGCCCGTCCTGGGAACGGCGATAGATGTGTACCGGAAGACTGAGGATGGCTCCGCTGATCAGGCTGATACAGGCATAGACGGCCCCGATGGCGAGAGCAGTACGCTCGGTGACGGCTGGACCAGAGGATGACAAAGAGCTTCCACCAGTAAGCCACTCGTACAGCGCGCTTCCGCTTGTCCCGGACGATGTCGGATAGACGGCCCCTGCGTTCGTCACAGAGGCACGCTCAGCCTCGCGCTTGGCTTTCCAGGCACTGAGGATGACTGACCCAGGGACCGAAACGCGATCAGCGTCGTACCATGCGGCCGCCGTCATAGGACGATCAACTCCATTGCTTCATCCACTTCATCTGTCTCAAATCCCTTGGCGCCGAAAGCCATTGCGAGAGCAACCATGCCGTCAATTCGCCCCGTCGCCTTGTATTTGTCGAGCTTGCGATTGCCTGCGGGGTCTTTTGCAACGACCGCATTCGCCGCGCACATCGTCAACACAGGATGCCCGCCATGCGCAACGCGCCCATTCAGCAATTCAGCCTCCAGAGTATCAAGAGCTGGAGACATGTCTTTGAAACCCTGCCCGAATTCGATCAGCGGCAAATTCACGCCGATAACGTCGAATTCCTTTTGCAGCAGAGAAATTCTCCACCGGTCATAAGCAATCGACCGAACATCCAGGCCACCGAGAATCGCCGCGATGTCTTGCGCCACAAACTCATAATCCACCGTGGCGCCAGGAGTGGTGTGCAGATAGCCATGCCTAACCCAAACATCGTATGGCGCCCGGTCACGCCTGCATCGATCCTGCAAACCCTGTTCAGGCGTCCAGAAATGTGGCGTCACATGCCAGGTTCCGGCGATTTTCCCGACGATCACAAGAGCAGTAAGGTCTGTTCGTGCAGACAGGTCAAGTCCGCACCACACTGGCGCACTGCCATAATCGAGCACTGCGCCAGAGCATGACTTCCAGACTCCGGCACTTATAAATGGGGAAAATGTCGAAACGCGCTGATTGAGGCAGAGATTTCTAAACGTGTTTTCCGCGCTTGGCATGCGCGCAGCCTGTTTCGCCTGTTCTGCCAAATCGTCGCGATTCCGAAATACGCCGATTGCCGGGTTAGCCGCTCGCCACGCCTTGATGTCCGTTACGTCGCAATCGTTTGGTGCCGCATAAACATGCGATACGATGCGCGGATCTTCTGATCTTGCTGCGTCGTCCAGCCACACAGAAAACAAATCCGCGTCATCAGCCGCTTGCGTGCTGATCGCAATCAGAATTGGCGCCGAGTGCGCACCTTGCGCTGTCGTGATAGCGTCAATGAAATCATCCTGCGGCCCTTTGACTTGTCCGACCTCGTCGAGGATGGCGAGCACCGGAGATAATCCGTGTGCCGTCGTACCTTCCGCAGAAAGCGCTCGATACTCGACGTTGAGCGGCAACCCGATAAGCCGTTTTCCGGATGGGACAATGCGCACCAGCCCGGACAGATCGGCCGACAACTGAACCATTTTCGAGGCGTAGTTGAAAACCTGTCCTGCCTGTTCGCGACTCCGTGCGCCGCTGACAATCTGCGAATTCTGCTTTGCTTCCGGTCCAACCAAATGCGCCAACACGATCCCGGCAATCAGCGCCGTCTTTCCGTTTTTTCTGGCAATGCTCAGATACGCGCGGCGCGTTCCTCGCGGGTTGTCGTAAATCTGCCGGATGAATTTTTTTTGGAACTGCATCAGACGCACAGGTGCCCCGACGTGCTCACCTTCAGGGATCAGGCAAAACGCTTCGATGAACGCGACAACCGCAGTCCCTCTGCTCATCTTGGCCATCAATCGATCGGCGAAAAAAAACCGCCCAATGGCGGCTCTTGTCTGGCGTTCATGCGCCTACCTGACGGCGGACAATCGCGGGATCAGCGCATCACGCACAGCCGCTTTCGCATCATGTTCTGGCACAGATCGTTTCGCCTGATGACGGCTTTCTCCCTGCGTCGCCTCTGCGTGAACGTGCAGCAATCTCGACAAATAGACTGAACGCTTGACCAGCGTTTCAAGAAGCCTGTTCCCAGGATGCTCAGCAGTTTCCAGAACGCCTCCCTCTGATCGGATCTCCGCTCTCAGGGTTTCAACATCAGCCCTGCATCGCGCCAACTCTGCCGCAAGCACTAAATCTGATCCGTTCCATGTGGACACAGGACGCGCCGAAACAATGTCTATCCAGAACGGCATATCACCATGCGATAACGAAATATGCGATGGTGGCGCAACTGTATCTGGAGCATGCGCAGCCATGACCGCGGCAGATATGCTGTCGCTTCTCTGTCGTCTCATA